AATTAGTACATTCAAGTCATAGGAGATAAAATGTCTGATAAAAATGAAATATTCGAGGGTAAAACCTTTCAAGACTTAACAAAAGATATTTATGAAAACACTACAAAGCGTAAAGTTCAAATAGATTTGTTAATATCAGAAATACATGGATTCATTACAACTATTGATGATGTGGTTATGGTTGCTCCAATAATAAAAGAATATATGGATACAGCTGTAAAAAATGATGAGCATCTTGTTAAATTAGCAGGTGTATTACAGAGAATCATAAGTAAATCAAATGGTGATGCTGATGAAAGTATGTTGTTATCAGATGCTGAAAAAGAAGAATTATTAGGAACACTTCAAGATACTGTAAATGATTTACAAAATGAACAAAGTAGATTGGAAGATATTAAGAATAGAACAGTAAAAAATATAAATGAGGCTTAATAATGGGTTCAGTATTTGTAACACAAGACGATAGAACAATAAAAGGATTTTTAGGTAAAGAACAAGCTGTTCCTTTTTATCTACAATTTGTTCCTGGATATGTAGTGGAGGTTGTTCATTCAAAAGAATCTTTAAGATATAACGGAGATGAAACTATAAATACCATTATAGCTTTACCACATATATCTGATAAACTTTATAAAAGAAGAGCTGCCGCAGGTGAAGATTATAGATATTATCCATTATTAAGAACTATAAATGATGTACCATCAAAAGGAGACCCAGTTTTGTTATGTACAATTGGAAAAACAAGATATTATTTAGGTCCTTTAAATACAATAAAAAATAGTCCAACATGGAATGATGATACTTCATATAGGCCAGAAGCTGTAATTGGTACTTTTGGTGGCAACGCGACATCCAGAGGTCAAAGGGGTGAAAGTCCAAACTTCAACAAAGAAAATTTATATAAAAGACTAGAAAAGGTTAGAAAAGAAGAATTAGATTATGGAACAGCTGTTAAAGAAACAACTGGTGATACGATTATTGAAGGTAGACATGGTAATAGTTTACGGATAGGAAGTCGTAGTAATAATCCATATGTTTTTATATCTAATGGAAGAGCGTCGACTAATATTTTTGAAAGTATAGGTGATGGTAGTTTAATAAGTATAACAAAAAATGGAACATTGGAACAACATTTTGGTGGTAGTAGAGATTTGGTTAATGAAACTGAAAAATTTAAATTTCAACTATCATCTGATACATTTGAAGAAAATCAAAGATATATGGAAACATTAATAGGTTCAGTAAATCAGGTAGAAGATACTGATACTTTATTGTATGGGTATAACAATAATCAAATATTATTTCATTCAGATAGAATAACTTTAAATTCAAAATTAGATGATATTTATTTATCATCAATAAAAGATATTCATATTGGAACTGGTAGACATTTAACTATATCAACTAATGAAAATTTAATAGTAGAATCTAAAGCTGTGTTTATTGGTGACCCACAGAAGAATCAACAAAACAGAGAAATGGAGCCGATGGTATTAGGTAATAAGTTATTAGAAGTTTTACAGGATACATTATCAGCTTTGAAAGAAGCGAATGGATTGGTACAGGGAGTACCAGTACCATTAACAGATTCAACAGGTGCACCAAAATCCTTTTCAGCTAAAATAGCACCAATAGAACAAAAAGTAAAAAGTATATTAAGTCAATATCATTATATTGAACCAAATGAAGGAACTAAATAATCGGAGGTCATATGAAGAAAAAAACAAGTATAAAAACATTAATCAGAAAAATAGTAAGAGAAGAAGTAGCTTCAGCTATAGGAGAAGTTATTTTTGAACTGAAACAACCATCACTATCATCAAAACAAGTTTCTCAACCGAAACCAAAAAAGAAAGTTGTTGAGAAAAAAGAATATACAAATAATTCTGTGTTGAATGATGTGTTAAATGAAACAGCTCAATCAGACGAATGGAAAACATTGGGTGGTGGTGAATTTACTTCAGATAGAATGAATGAATTAGTTGGAAGAAATTATGGTGATTTGATGAATAAACAATCACAAGTTGTTCCATCAAGTGACCCAATGAGTCAATTCTTAAATAAAGATTATAGTGAAGTATTAGAAAAGTCAATAGAAAAATCTAAAATGAAAAATGGAAGATAACGATGGGATTAAAAGATGATTTAATAGATGCCAAAGTACAAGGTTTATTATTACAAGGTGCGGAAAAAAATAATATTGATACATCAGTTGGTTCAGCAATTGAAGTTGAAGCGAACTTACAGACAGAAGCTATTGTTAATTTTTTAACAAATGTTGAGTTTAAAATTACACAGTTAAAAGCTAATGTTGTATTAGAAGATTTTAAGATACCACAGCAACGAGGTGATATTTTACCATCTGTACAAAGTATAGATATACCGTATCCAGCTGGAACACCAGCAGCTGCTGTGCCTGTACCGTTAAATCCAAGTAGTTTACAAAACGGTGTGTTAACACATGCTTTTGATATAGATAAAGAATTTGGTAATTTACAATCAACTGGTTATGTTTACATAGGAGAAGACCCAGATTCACAAGAAGAGTTTGATGTTGAAGATGAATTTGGTCAACGAGAATTTACAACTGTAAAATTATTTAGAGATGATATAGAGGAGTTCTTATAAAATGGCTATAAAAAACATAAATAGAAAACCTTTCATAGAAGACAATGATACTAATGTATCCATTGGTATAGATTTACCAATAAGAAAATCTGAAAATAAAGATGGATTTTTTGCTTCTACTAAAACTACAATTAAAGCTGTAAAAAATAATATAGCAAATCTTATCCAAACAAATACTGGTGAAAGACTTTTTCAACCAAGACTTGGTTTAAATTTAAGAAGATTTTTATTTGAACAAATTAATAATGAAATAGTTTTACAAATTCAAAATGAAATATTAGACGCTTTAGAAACTTGGCTTCCATTCGTTGAGGTTTCAGATATTCAAGTTTCAGACGACAACAATAAATTAAATGTTAATATTATTTTTAATATAAAACAAGACCCAGATACATTAGATTCAGTTCAGGTAGTTATTACCGAAGGTGAAACTGAAAGTACTGTTAATAGTGGATACTAATGGAGATAGAATATGCCATCATATAATAAAAAAGATTTTAAAGAGTCAAATGTAAATTATATCAATAAAGATTTTTCTAATTTAAAAGATACTTTAATAAATTACGCTAAATCTTATTTTCCAGATTCTTATAGAGATTTTAATGAAACATCTCCTGGTATGATGTTACTTGAAATGTCTGCTTATGTTGGTGATGTTCTAAATTTTTATATAGACCAACAATATAGAGAAATGATGTTACCACTAGCTGAAGAAAGAAGAAATATTTTAAACATAGCTAAAATGATGGGTTATAAAGTAAAACCAATAGTTCCAGCTTATGTTGATTTGACATTTACATCAGAAGTAAACGCTTCTACTTCAGATGCATCATTAGTTGATTATACAGATGGTGGAGTATTCCCAGCTAATATTACAGTTACATCAAATACCAATCCAGATTTAGTTTTTGAAACATTAGAACCGATTGATTTTACTGTTAGTCAATCAATTGATGCGAATACACCAAGAACACAAAACGATAGTGGTCTAACTGCTACTTATACATTATCAAGAACAGTAAGAGCTGTAAGTGCAGAAACAAGAACAAAAACATTTACAATAAGTACACCTCAAAAATTTTTAAAGTTAACTTTACCAGAAACAAATGTTGTTGATATAATATCTTGTGTTGATGCTAATGGAAATGATTGGTATGAGGTTGATTTTTTAGCACAAGATAAAGTTCCAATACCAACACATTATACAAATGAGATTAGAACCAATGCTTATTATAATCTTGATAATACTGAATTTACGAGTGATGTGGCTGTTCCTTATTCATTAGAATATATCAAAACAAGTAAAAGATTTATTAGAGAAACAAATGATGATAATACAACATCATTGATTTTTGGTAATGGTATATTAAGAAATGGAACAACAGACAATAGTGGATTTTTAGATTTAGAACAAGCTGGAATAGTTATACCTGGTCAATCTGGTGACTTAGCTTCAAGTATAAATCCATTACTTGGTGATGAATATTCTACATTAGGTGAAACACCAATACAAACAACTTTAACAATTACATATAGAGTTGGTGGTGGAATTGATTCAAACGCTGCTGTTGGTGACTTGAATGAATTTACTACTCCAACAACTTTATTATCGAATAATAGTGCAGGAGACGCTTCACTTCTTACAGTAACAAATAACTTACCAGCTAGAGGTGGTAAGAACGAAGAAAGTGTAGAGGAGATTAGAGAGAAAACAAAAGCTTTCTTCACAACACAAAATAGATGTGTAACAAAAGAAGATTATGAAGCTCGTGTTTTAAACATACCATCTAAATATGGAAACATAGCAAAAGTTTATGTTAGTAGAGAAACACCAGAAACACAAAATACATTTGCTAATCTACAAGGTGTAAAGGATGGTTTAACTGAACTTAGTAATGGTTTTACAGAAATTATAGGCCAACAGATACCAGACCCTGAAACTGGTGATATTACCATAAATGATACTATTTTAAATCAAATTATTGAGGCTATTAATTATTATAATGAACAATTACCGAGTGGTGATGTTTTATTTCAATCTACAGCTGGTGAAATAAATATTCATATTTTAGCTTATGACCAAAATAAAGGATTGGTTGGTAATCCTGTAGCAGACCTTATAGGTACTTCTGATAATATACCACTAATATTAAAAAATAATATATCTAATTATATTGATAATTTTAGAATACTAACAGACGCTGTACAAATTCAAGATGGTTTTATAATTAATTTTGGTGTATTTTTTGATGTTGTTGCACATAAATTCGCAGATAAACAACAAGTAAAACTTTTATGTATTGAAAAAATAAAAGATTATTTTAAAATTGAAAAAATGCAATTCAATCAACCTATATTTGTAAGTCAATTGGAATATGAACTTATGGGAATTGATGGAGTTAGAGCTGTAAATTATGTTACTATAACTCAAGAAGAAGATTATAAAGACGACACAGATACTGCTACACCATTAGCTAATAGGACATTTAAGTATCAAATAACAGCTGGTAACGCTTTTCCATTTGATGAAGCTGCGGAGATATCTTCAGATGGAACAGATGGTTATGGTTGGTTGTATAATTTTCAAGCTTTTGAAGAAAATGGTATTATAGTTCCACCAAGTCCAAATACACCTGGTGTGTTTGAACTTAAAAATCCAAATCAAAATATAAAGGGGGTAGTTAGATAATGCATCATTTTATTTTTCCAAAACAAGATACATGGATATCTAGTGGTTCATCTAAAATAGATGGAACATCTTTTAAAGACCAAAATTTTGGACGAGACCAAATATTAGAGGTTAAAAAAGAATATTACAATAACACTTTTGATTATCCAACACGAGCTTTAGTTCAATTTAGTGGAACAGATTTTTTAAAAGTATCATCTTCAATAGCTAATGGTACAATTTCAAATCCAAAATTTTATTTAAGATTATATGAAGCTGAAGGTAATTCAGAATTATCAGAAGAATATAAGTTAGCTGTACAACCAATATCAGAATCTTGGACAGAAGGAACTGGTAAATTTGGTGATAGACCAAAAAATACAAATGGGTGTAGTTGGGAAAATCGTAGTAATCCAATTGGAGGAACTGAAGTTACTTGGAGTAACGCTGGTGTATCCGTGTTATTACAAAGTCATTCAGTCCAATCTTTTAATAGTGAAACACCAGATGTTAATGTAGATGTTACTACCATGGTTCAAATGTGGTTAACTGGTTCAACTTCAGCTAATAATTATGGAATGTTAGTTCGTTTTAGTGGAAGTCAAGAAACGGATTCTAGTACTTTTGGTCATTTAAAATTCTTTTCAAGGAACACACATACAATTTACGCTCCAAGATTAGAAGTTAGATGGGATGACCACAATCCAATAACCGGTTCAAATACAGGAAGTTTAAATCAATTAACAATGAGTGGTTTAGTTGATAATATTTTATACACACGCGGTTTGAGAGAAAGTTATAAAGAAAACGAAAGAGTTAAGTTTAGGGTAGGTGCTAGAAAAAGATATGTACAAAAAAACTTTTCAACATCAGTACAAACATTAACTGGTTCATTTGCTACTGAAGGTAGTAGTTCATACGCGATAAAAGATATAGCTACTGATGAATTTATTGTTCCTTTCAGTTCTTACACATCAATGAGTTGTGATACGGAAGGTATGTATTTTAATCAATGGTTAGATGGTTTTTATCCAGATAGAGCTTATAAGATATTACTTAAATTAAGAACTGATGATGGACAAGAACAGATATTTGATGATGATTTTGAATTTATTGTTAAAAGGAGCTAAATATGGCAGTTACAATAGAACAAGTTTTAGATAAATTAGCTGATAAAATAATCACAAGTCCAGTCGTAGACCAACAGTTAGTTTTAGACAATCAAAAAACAATAAGAAATGGTATTATATCGTTAGGAAGAAGTAACGCTGATAAATTAATTCTTTTTGAAAAAGATGTAAAAGCAAATAAAGAAGATTTAGAAACATCAGTTGATAATGGATTAGGAGAAACTTTTTCATTGGAGAATTTAGCTGATATTTTAACTGAAAGTTTTGATTTTATTATAATTGAACAAGCTGAAGGTTTTACCATTCAAGTAGATGATGAGGGTTGTATACATGATGGTTTGGACATAACTACTTTGTTTTCTGATGGTGACTTAAATCCAATAAATATAAGTCAGTTTGTAAACATAGATTTAGTAACATCTAATGTAGTACCTGGTCAAGCTAATGAGTTTTTAGATACAAATATCTATGAATTACTTGGTGGTGGTAGAACACGACAAGATAGAATTAATGACTTCTTTATAGAGTTTCAAAATTTAACAGCTGACCCACCAGATTTTGAAATAACAAATGGAATGGTTGGAATAGATTTTAGTTCTGACGATTATTCAGATTTATATGATATATCACCGACTAACCCAGAAGGTAATATTCCAAGATTAGATATTGATGAGGGTGAAGAAAATGTAGGTCAAACTTTACAATCATTACGAGATACATTGGATACATATTTGGTTGACATAGATGAAGAATTAGATGGTTTAGAAGACCAAAGACCTACTTACAGAAATGAATCAGCTGGTTATTTAAAATTTAGAAATTTAAATCAAGGTATCATTGTTAGAAATACAAATCAAGAATTTATTGAAGGATTAAATCCAGACACAAAAGATTATTTAACAACTGGTTTTACCATTACAATGTGGGTTAGGTTTTTAGATAAAGTAAGTGAAGGAACATTGTTTAATTTTGGAAATCCAACAAGAACAGAAGGTGCTTTTGGATTTAGATTGGAAACATATGTATTAAATAAAGATGACGCTTGTCCTAATGAACATCATGAGACTTGGAATGATGCTGCGAATAATATAGGTGTTGATTATTTTACAGATTCAGATTCTGCTAGGTTTGTTAGACTTCTTATAGATGATGGAGGTACATTAAGAGATTCACATGTTGGTATGCCAAATGCAAGTAAAATAGCTAATACAGCTTTAAATGATGGTGTTTTAACTTATCCTCAATATGACCTTAATAGGGAATCTACTTTAATTCAAAATCCACATATACCAGAAAACTTTAGTGAATGGTATTTTATTTGTGCAAGCTTTAATCCTATTGTAACTGAAGATGTATCTGCAGCACCTGGTAGTAGTTATTTAAATAACGCTGATTATTGGAGAAATAATGTAGAATCAGACGGAGCTTACACAAACTTTTCAGAATTGGGAAATAGATGTAAAGTAGAAATAATTTCACGAACAGACTTATTACTAGCTCGTGGTTATAAGGTTTAATATCTAATGAATATATTCAACGATATAATAATCAAACAAAATAAACTTGATGTTTGTTGGAGAGTTACATAATGATAATTACTATACCAATACACACTGGACAAAATCTTATAACTATACCATACAATATGGATGGTTTATCATTTTCAGAAATATTTCAACATTATGATGTTTCACCTATAACTGGTATTATTGGTACAGGAACTGCAGCGTTGTATTTTAATGGTACATGGGTAGGTTCAATTGAAGGATTAGAACCAGGTCTAGGATATTGGTTTATGAGTAATATTGACGGTGAACTTGAACTTGAAGTTAATGGACCAGCCGCGCCTAATAGACTAGTTGAATTAGGGAATACGAATCTTCAACTTATAAATCCTATAATATCTCACGACCATGTAAATTTATCTATGAGTGAAGTTTTTGGAGAATGGTGTACACATGGTGTTATAAGTTCCATAATTGGTGAGGGAACAGCTGCAGCTTGTTTTAATGGTATCTTGGTTGGTACTTTCCAAACAATTACACCATATACTGGAATGTGGTTAGAATTTACTGTGAATAATCCTCGAATTGACCTAACTGGACCAAATGAATTTTTTGAATATTTACCTCTTAACGAATCTAATATTCCTGTAATTGATTGGAGTTTTTATACTGGTATTGGAGAAGTAGATGTAGACATACCAGTTGATGTAGACCCATGTAATGGTCAAAATCAAAATGATTGTGATGATGGATATATTGAAGGGTGTTATTATGATTGGACTCAAAATGAATGTGTTTCTGTACCACACGAATATCATGAAACCGATACTGGTTTATGTCAATCAATACATACTGACCATGGTGGTATAAGTGAAAGTGATACTGGTGGTGTTATGTATTTTAATGATGAGCAACAAACTTGGATAGGAATGGTAGATGAAGATGTTGGTGTTGGAAGTTATAGTGAAAATGTAAATTATAGGTTTGAATCCAATTCACCACGAGATTATTCTCGTAGAGTTATATGTAATGATGGTTTTACACAAACATATTATTGTCATTCAAGTGAAGCTTCAAGTGTTGATTTTGTAGGTAGTGGTGGAAACTCATATGATGGAAATTACTTTATAGATGCATCTAATATACCAGGTTGTGAAGATTGTATTTGGGTTGAGGATGGTAATGAGTACGAATGTTTTCCATTTCATGGTCTTCCAAATGGTGAAGCTAAGTATGGTATATCTGCGAGCGATATATGTAGTGGTAATGATGGTTCACAGAGTGGTCCTAATACAGGTGGTTATGATATGTGTCGTGCTATTTCTGAAGGTTATCATTTGTTATTTACATCAGGAGCATATATATATGAATCTGAATATGTAGCTGCACAGGACTTATGTGATTGGGATAATCCACAGCCTGCAGCGAGTAGTAATAATTTTAGCTCTAATGTATGGTGGGGTATTTATGGAAATTGTAGATTACAATCTTCTTTACCATCATTAACTACAGATGGTTTCAATTGTTGTCAATTAAGTGGTAGATTAGCTAATGATTTACCTGACCCATTCGGATATTTGTTTAATGACCATAGTCAACTAGAAAGAGATACTTGTCATTTATTACCAAGTTGTAGGCCTGGTGGTGACCCAGAAGGTGATACTTTCTTCTGTATACCAACAAGAGCTCATGGAGACCCTGATACTTGGACACAGATATACGGACAACTTGAAGACCCATTTAATACACGACATTGTAATTATAACGAAGATAGTCCAGAAGATGCTGATAACAAAGGTCCTTGGTATATCGCTTTATATAATGCATATGGTCAAACAACTCGTAGCTTACTTGATTGTGAAAATAACTGGGCCAGTTACATTGATGACTATGATGGTTATACAAACGCTTGGAATGAAAATTGTGGTGAAATAACATTCGTTAATCAAGAGGGACTTACTATGTTCTTTGATGGTGAAGATATATGTGGTATTTTAAATGATGGGTCATCATGTTTAGAAGTAGGTTTTAATCCTAATAATGAAGCAACTAATTATACTAAAATATCTGTATTCCGTACATTAGAAGCTTGTGAAGAATTATTATATTCATATACAGCAGATGTATGGAATGGTGACCCCGTAGAATGTGTAATGATACTTGATGAAAATGGTAACAATACATATGGTGGTTTTGGTGTAGATGATATTTTATCTAACCTTGGTACATTGTACGAACCACCAGTAGTTACTACAGATATAACTTTATCTACAGATATAAATACTTCAGTAAATTTTACCCCAACTTGTACAGATATTGATACACCTGATAGTCAATTAACATATATTATACAACCACCAGTATATGGTGGTGGTGCAGGTGCTACATTTGAAGAATTTAGATATGGAGATGTAACTCCACCCCCATTTGGTCAACATATGGGTTCAACTACATTCACATATACACCAGACCCAACATCTTCATATTGGACTAATTATCCAGATTTATTTCAAAGAACCGAAGAATTTACATTTACATGTTCAGATGGTAACAGTACAGCAACGGGTAATATCAGTGTAACCGTAAATCGTCCACCTGATTCTGTAGATTTTAGTATAAATGTAGCTGAAGATACTCCAACAACATTTAATATTGGTGAAATGGGATGTGCAGGTTCGGGAGTCTGTACTTGTCCAGATGGTGGACAAGATTGTTGGGTAGAAAGTATAGGTCTTGGTTATGAAACTTGTTCAGAATGTTCTGAAGCAGAATGTGACCAACAAATGGCTTGTGAAGGTTGTGTTTGGAACGGGTGGAATACAGTTGAAATTAGATATACTGGTGGAGCTAAACCAGAAAATGGTGGTAGTGTAAAACTAAATGGTACGGAGTATCCTCATAATGGGAGTTGGTTTGAAGCTCCTTGGGATAGTGAACTTGAATATGAAGCTTCCGATAACTATGTTGGTGCAGATGTTATTGAATTTAGATGTGGAGATACACAGAATCTAATATCAAGTACAGCAAATGTAAATATAACCGTGAGTTCTGTAAATGACGGACCAATAGTGGTTCATCCACCAAAATGTGCGAATGAGGAAACTGGTCATCCTGGTATTATGGGTGAAAATTGTGATGGTGTTAACGCAGTAGCGATGCCCGCAGGAAATGATGGTGCACCTCATTTTAAATTATTACAAGGAAGTCCATCTGATATTACAATTACTCATGACTCTCCAAATGCACTAGCTTGTGTAGAAAACGCATGGGAAACCAATCAAAATTTAGGAGATGTTACATTAACTATTGAAGATAATGTAGATTCACTCAATTCTGGTATTTTAACAGTTACAACTGAACTTGGAGCTGTTGATAATGATGGTAAATTAGAATTTTATTCTCAACCAAATTGGCCAAATTATCAATGGACAACTGGAAATTATACATATCCAGAATATAGACATAGATTTACCACTACAATAACTGGACATCAGAACGCACCAATTGGTGTTTATCCAATGACGATGACATGTACAGATTCTGCAGGACTTACTGCTAACTATGGTGTAAATTTTATAGTTCTACCTAGTTATGTTATCGATGAACCAACTACAGATACACTTGGAATAACAAGTATTACTTTAAATGAAGATACAACAACATCTTTTGATGTTGAATGTCTTGATGTACAAGAGGGTGTACAAAATCTACCTATAAATAGTAGTGCACAGCATGGTACTTTAGATTATGTCTGGGGTGTACAAACTACAATAGATTTAGGATATGACGAAAATGGTGTTCAACAATTTTTATATTCACAACCAATAACAGTAACATACGAGCCAGATGAGAATTATTCTGGTTCTGATTTAATTTCATTAGCTTGTTATAATTTACAGAATAGTACAGTAGATAGTACTCCAGCTACTATTTCAGTAACTGTTAATAGTGTTAATGACCCACCATCCATAACACTATTCCCTCCTACGGAACAAGATTTATATACAGGTACACCACTTGAAGGTTATTTTATGTGTTCGGATGTTGAAGGCTTGGCTAGTTCATTTCCAAGAATATCAATATCTCCAATGTGGCCTGCCCAGGGAGGTTTTGGTATAACTTGGAGTGCTAATGATGGTACAAATCCATATCGAAATGCTATATTAGAAACGATTGATGGTAATGACTATTATGAAGCGTTACCACTTGGATTAGGAGACTTTGGTACATGTAATAGTGCATCTACAAATATTCCTCCATGTCCCGATGAACCCTTTGATGTTAGTGTTGTACCCATTCCACTAGCTGATGCATCTCAAACAGATTTAAGTTTAGGTCCAAATTCTGGTAACTTTTTAAGTTTAATAGAAAATCATTTAGGCTACATTTATATTGAACAAGACCCATATGAAGTAGTATTCCCTGGTGATGTTAAACAATATAAGTATCATGTAATATTAAATGACAACGCTCTACCAGGTGACCAAATAAAATTATCAGTTCAATGTGTTGATGACGCCGTAGCTGGAGGAGATAATGTATCATATCGTTATAGTCCAGCTGCAGTTTTAGAATTTAATGTTGCAATTGGTGATAATCGACCAACAATCCATGAGAACTTATTTCTTGGGAGTGAAGCTTCAGATGTACCAGAAAATCCTGCATATTACCCTGAAGTTAAAGAGGGTATACCAAAATTTTATTGGATAAGAGCAGAAGATGTTGACCAAGATATTCAAGAAATGGATGCTTGGCGAAATACCTATCCTCTCCAAGGTGGTGTTCATGTCTTAGGAGAGATTGAACTGATTGGTAGTCCAGTACAAGATGCTAAAAATGAGGGAGAACCAACACATTTTTATCAAAAAATTAAAATATCAACTATTAGTAATGAAGAAGGTGATATACCCGCTACATTTGGAGCTAGCGCTACAGATAGTCAAAATAATACTGAATCACATACTTTTGAAATTACTATTAGATATGTAAATAACCCACCACATGATTTGGTACAAAGTCCAAATAAAGATTGTGAACATATGAATCCATATGATGCTGAAACTACTGAAGCTTATTGTACAGACCCATGTATCTGGAATACATATACTGAAAGTTGTAAATGTCGTACTGGTGATTCTGATACATCTTGTCCAGATGTAATATTAGTTTCAGAAAATGTAATAGGAGCTGACCAAGGTGGACGAGTGTGGGGAGTTGACCCAACTCACAATGGAACGAGAGGGGTAGTTGATTTAATAAAATACGCATCACGAGTATCCGATGGAGGTACACCAGATGACCCTGATTCAGATAACGCTAGATTAGAAGTATATTACTGGGATGGAGATACTCTTCATAATTATCATGATGGTATCGGAACAGATGGAAATATAGTTTTTAGTAATTATAATAACACTGATACTGGTGCTCATTGTCAAGATTTACTTGTAGATGGAAATGTATGGCATGATGGTCATTCTTCAGGTGAACATAATTGTATTTGGTACGCTAACTATGGTACTGTTGCTAACGGTAGAACAGCTTGTCAAGAATGGGGTGCAAATGTATATTCTGGTGACGCATCACATCACGGTAACTTAACAGCTAACGAAGCTTGTTGTACTTGTGGTGGTGGAGAAATAAGACCTGGATATACAATACTAGAGGAACATCAATTTTGGATAGCTAGTGATAGGGAAAATGTACCTCCCCCATCTAGTTTTAACTCTTCTACCGACGCGGTATCAGAAGGTACTATAACATTAAGAGTTTGTGATGATAAACTATTTATAAACAATAGTACAGGGGAACAGTCTTGTTCAGGTACGAATGTGGTAGATGGTATAGATGGTTGTTGTAATCAACCATTTGATATTGGGGTTTATTCAACTTATGTTGCAGAAGCACCAATACTTGTAGAAGATGGCTTACCAGATATTGTTTTTGATGAAGGTGGTACATCATCTGGTGTTGATTTTTCTGATGCTTTAATAGGTGATGTTGGTAGTACTATTGAATGGTTCTTTAGTCCTCCACCTAATAATAAGATTTGTTATGAGAGTGAAGATGCATCTGATAACTCACCTACATTTTTTCCATGTGAAGGATATGAAGATTTTAATGGTACAGAAGTATGGACACTACAAGCTTCTTCTAATACTGGTTTTGATTCAAATACGATTGATTTTAATATAACAATACAACCAGTAAACGACCCACCGGGACCTTTTGATTTTTTTACTTACGAACTAGTAGAAATAGATAATGTAAACAAAACAATAACTATGAGAGAAGATAACCAACCTTCTTTATACCTAGGTCCTGGGTGTAGTAGCTTGACTGAAACAGATTGTGAAACATTTTATCCAGATGCAACGAACGCTTGTGTATGGGACGCAGATACATCACTTTGTGAATTACAATCTCCTGGAGGTTCTGTACAGTATTCATCGTTTTTCATAGATAAAGAGTCAGCTATTAACCAGCTATCATATGAGATTACCAGTAGTGATGAAAGTCTACTAACTGCGGCGTATGAACCTACTACGGGTCCAGCAATTACTCTTTTTTCACAACCTCACATGTATGGAGAAGTAACTCTTACAATAACTATTACTGATAGTGGAGACCCACCAGACTATACTGCCAACAACGAACTATCAACAACATATACATGGACAGTAACAATTGAACCAAGAATTGATATGGCTTATTATCATAACGCTGAAAATCAAGTGTTTGGTCCAATTACTCAAGCAGAAACAACTCTTTTCTCTTCTTCTAATAACCTAGATAGTTCTTTAGGAGCTTTTGGATGTAAATCATATGACCCAATTACTAAATTTAGATTTAAATATTTTGGACCTGGTATTTTAAGTATTAATGGTTTTGAATATACACCAAGCAACATGGATGATGCTGGTTGGGTTGAAGTACCAGTAGATAATACCTCTAATGAATTAAATGTAACAGATTATTTTTATTCTATAGGATTTGATGTTGAATATACTCCAGCTGGTTTTTATGGTGGAATGGATGAATTTATATGGACATGTACAACAGGTGATGTACCTAATACAGGAACTGAAGGTGAGACAGAAGATTGGGCTAGTAAGACAGGTCCAAATGACACTAGTAATAATGAAACAATAACTACTAAAATAGAGGTAGAGTATCGAGAAGTTGACCTTAATTTTGGTTATGGTTCAAGTGTTACAATTGAACAATCAATTTTTAATTCACATGACCCAATGAGTGGTATGAGTATAATAGAAGTTACAGATGTAAATACACAACTTGAAAATACAGAACAATCAATAGATATTTTTGATATTGATAAAAGACCATCATTGGGAGTTTTTTATTATGACAATGACAATCCATTAAGAAATGACTTTACTAAAAATTTACCTGCACCATTTACACAAATTGTAAAACCTAATTTGTTAGAAAATGGTAATGGTAGAATGGTTAAATATAGAAACGATGATACTGTGAATAATCCATTCGCTGCAACAGCTCCTGTAGGAGGAACAACTGCTTATATACCTCGTGCTTGGGATTATATTAATATGAGTGGAGTCGCCGCTGTTAGTTGTCAAGATATAACTAACGAAGGAGATTGTCATAGTCCTTGTGAATGGGAATCTACTGAGTGTGTATGTACAATTTCAGGTGGTAATGATGCTCTGTGTTATATAGCAGGTGGAGATTATCATCAAAATTTTATACAAGACTCATCTGCTTTTGATGACGCTTTAATGTACGCTGGTTATCTTAACTACACTGTACCTACCTTTAATAACATAGGACAAGCTTGGGGAACATATAGATTCGCTAGATGGAGAGAAAGTACGGAATGTTACTCATATGGAAAATGTTTAGAATTTGATAATCATCATGGTACGGCGGAAAAAGAAGATGCGTATAGACAAATAAATCAATATCAACAAATAAATACTGAAGATATTTTACCTTTTTCTTCATTAAAAATAAAGTTTATGATGAAAACAACCGCGAGACAAGGAAATGGCGAAATGCCATATGTAGAAGCTGGTGTAAAGGTTGGTGGAGACCCTGGTAGATATTATTATAATGGTCAATGGGAACATCCAGATGGAAATGATGAAATAGAAGCTAACAACGGTGGATACATCGATATACAGGGATATTATAATTCAATTATAGGAGGAACTTGGAATTGGTTTGCGGGGGGTGGAAGATTTAAAAATACTACATTAGATAAATGGGAACAATTTGAATATACATTTAATTTGAGTTCAAGACATATAAATTATCAAACCGCAGAATTACATAATTTGTGGTTTCTTATACAATGGGGAAGTCAAGTTGAGGGTAAAATTTATTTAGACGACTTTTCTGTAACTGAAGGTTATGATTTTACACCAGACGCTGATATAAGAATGAAAAAAGGAGAAAATGAATATGGTACTGGTTTATTAACTGAGTATTACGACCCTTATATACAAAATCAATTAGAAAAATATAATGATACGATTGCTCCATTAGAAGCTGCTTTTTATTTTTATCCAAGATATAATTATAATGATATTTTTAATGTAGATAAACAAATAATTTATAACGACTTTAGAAATGAAATGTTTTACCTTTATGATGTTGATTGGGGTGATGGTTCTCCAAATGAATTTATAAATGAGCCAAAAAAACTTGGTGACAATATAATGGTACATCATACATATGAAACTTCAGGTATTTATGAAGTTAAAGGTACAATGTTAAGAATGAAACCAGATACAGATTACAATCCTCTTGGAATAATTTTTAACCAAAGATTTACTTTAAGAATAAATATAAATGAAGGTTTAGATGAAGATTTTAGATATTTTGGTTCAGATGGATTTTCTTTCATTCCATATAAAAATACTTTACCAATTATAGGTGGGTATAATGAACAAAGTATTTATTATAAATCAACAAAAAGACAATTAGGATTTATTTCAAATAATATTACCACTCCAACTAGTTTTGAAAAAATAAGTGATAAGTTAAAAACAGAAATTGCGTTACAAAAAATGCATTCAGATTTTAATTTTAATATTTTACCAGAATTTCAAAAACAAAGATATCTTCAATCACCAGGTTTTACATTTGTACCTTTAGAATTTCAATTAAATAAACCAGTAACTATTACTACCGCCCAATCTAGTACAGCTGGTTGGTATATTGAGGGTGGTGACCAATCAAATATTACTGTTAATGAGTCCTTTACACCAAAATATTTTGAGGATGGTACTTATGGAGTTAATGTTAGATGGGAGTTAGAAGCACCTTCTAATTGGGACGCGGCTGTTGAAAATTCGTCTTGGTTATTCGTGGGTTATAACGCTACAGAATTTGAAGATTTATTAAGTCCTTGTAATCACGATGGTACATCTTGTACTGGTGGTACAGAATTTATTTGGAAATTTGATATTAGATTTAATGAAATTTCTGATAATGGTCCACAATTACATTTTAGGACAGGTAATATAACTAACGACTATCCAAATCCAACTACTCAACGATATATGTGTGTAAATAACTCTGATAATTCAGTAACTGACATATATTGTAATATTACAGAAGTACCAGATGCTGAAGGTAATTTTGAACAAGGATGTACAGATGATAACAACGCTTCTACTTTTTGTTGTGAACCAGACCAAACTTGTACAGAATTACCACCATTAGCTTATGGGGGTGGAGGTGTTAGAAAAGCGTGGTCTAGGGATATACAACAAACTAATATTAGTAATGGTTCTCAATGGGAATCTGTTGAGTACACAAGAACATTAGTTTCAGATTATTCAATTTACACTACTGGTTGGGCAGGTACTAATGGTTATAATGATTACCCCAAATTTCCAAATTTTGAATTTCTTACAGAAAATTCATCTACTTATGTTAATGATACTGATACTCGTCCAGTAGTTATTGATTTTGATTTAAGAAATATGGTTTTAACCACAAAGGAAAGATATGATTTATTTGAAGGTTCGATAACAGCAAATGTTGATAATTCATCTTCTTTAATTAATAACCAAAATTGGAATATTAAAATGTGGGATGTAGAACAAGCTTCATTTTATAATTTTGATAATATTGATACTTTAGGTTCTCCAACTCGTGAAACAACAACAAGTTGGACTAATCTAAATAGTGATACTTATGGAACATACCTATCTGCTATAGAAAGTTTATTTGATGATTTAACTGGTGACCAAGATAATTTTGTGGCACATTTGACAACTTATATAGAAGTTGGTACAGATTTTTCAGTAGATACCGCGTTTGGTAGTGATAATTATGGGTATTTGTATATAAATGATACACTCATTAATACAACTTACGCCAACTGGGATTCACCACAAGATTATGAATATGATTTCATAGCTGGACAACAATATAAAATAGATATGATTTATACAGAGCTATCATCGGGTGATTATGTATACTTAGGATTTAGTTTATTACGAGATGAAATAATAGCAGGTGGTACAACTGAGTTTAATATATTTAATGAAGTAAATACAGGTAAATTATATGGTGATACAAAAGACGAATTGGGAAGTAGTATTGGTGATGCTGACATTACAAATATAAGATATTTTAATGAACCAAAACAAATGTATGAAATGTTAGGATTTATTGATATTGAAGGTGGAATACCAAACAATCCAAGATATTGGAAAAATATAATACCAGAAGGTACATCACATATGGATAGAAATGGTATTACAATAGACGATAATGGTATATATAATATAGATACTTCTGTAGAACAATATTGGATTAGTGGACATTATTATCCTGTATTACCAAACTATAACAAATTTGGTCTATTTAATTATGATTATGAATTAGATTCATATGATTATACAAATAATAATATACCATTTCCATTGGAAGGTCCAATAACAGATGAAGAATTGAATGATAGTTCATTAAAAATAAACATTACTTCAAATCAAATTGAATCTAATGTATTAGATGACTCAAGTGGAAATCAAAATTATGGGTTTGCGTTTAGTGATTATAAACCTAATTTTGATGGACAAACACTTGAACCTAAAAAAATAAAAAATACTGATAGAATTAGAAGTTCAAAAAATAATGGAGCGTTTTAATGAAAAAAGTAATGTTTAGAAATAAACCAAATAATGATTCATATGGACAAT